GGTTAAAGCCCATTGCCCACATACCATCGTGATAGGTTGCTAGTGGTCCGTATGTAGGGTCAGTTAAACCTGGCATATAAGTCAGCCATAAAGTAGTAAAGGTTTCAGGTGCTCCATCTACACCAGTTGGGTCAAACTCTTGTCCAGCAGCTACAGTTAAACTTAAATCCCAACCATTAGTGGCTGCGGCTGGGGCCGCGACAACCATATCTCTCGTTATAACTGAGTCATTTCCATCTTCATCGTATCTTTGTAATTCTACAGTTAATGTTTGCCCTACTAAATTTGCTAGGCCTTCTGTTGAACCAGTGAAGTCATTTAGGTTATATCCCATTAATGGTTTTACCTCACAACGAATTTTACCACCATTGTTATATATACCACCCATATCCTGCACAAATTTAGATGTGTTACCCTTTAAATCAACAGATAGCTGGGATTCAACTAGTAAACTACTTGAAATTCTAGAAGTTTCAAAAGAAAAACCACCGTTGTTTCCTAATTGATTTTCCTCACTATCATACCAAATTTCTGGGCTATCAATATCTTCTCCTTTTAATCCATTTTGTTCAGCTGCCTCTCCAGTGTCGTCAGTAGCTAGATTCCACATAGTTAATGCTAATTCATTAGCTTCAGCGCTAGTTGAAGACCATCTTTTCTGTGCAAATACCTGCGCATCTAACTGCTTTGGCGTACCAGCATCAATTATAGTTTGGGCACGGCCAATTACGGGTAGAAAGCCACCTGTAGGTAACGGGTCTACAAAATTTAACTGGTTATTTACAGCATACCCATCAGCAATTAGTCTTTTAAACGCTGGTGTACCAGTTGTGCTCGTGTATATAGCATTAGCAATACTACCGTTTGTTTTAAGGCCAGGTGATTCAGATTGATTGGCCGTGATAACAAATTTACCGATAGCAGCCGTTGTGACCCACTCACACGTCCAACCAGGAATATTAGTAAAATTATAGGGGTTTAGTAGTGTGTTTTCCTGATAACTTGGTAATAAAGTGCATGCGTTAAAAGCATCGGCTATAGCAATTGCTAAATGTGACGGAGAATCATAAGAGCCATAGGGGATTAAAGCTGCATGATAGGTCGCAAACGGCGCATCGCCTACAGACCAAACAATTCTATTATTATTTTCATCTATAACAATAGCTCCTACATTAAATTTAAGAGATACCAATTCAATTGTATCACCACTCTTAATTTCTATAGGAACTTTAAAGTCGTTTCTTAAATTCGCAGGTTCTCTTTCAGTTAGTTGTCGTTGGCCCTCACTAGGCTGATTTGTACTTATGGAGATGTAACTCATTTATATACTAATAAGATATATATTTTTATATTAATTATATATAAATGGATATTCCTATTAATACTAAAGAAAAACCTCTTAAGTTAAAATCCTATTATGATAGAATAGATCATAAGATTAAATCCTTAGAAAAGCCTGTTATTACTGAAAAAATGGTTTTTGTAAATAAAAAAAAGCCAGGTAAAAAAAAGAAATGATATTATATATGGCTGAAAATTTAGCAAAATTTAACAACGCAATGTCGCAATTTCAATCTGGTCAAGATGGTATAAACAATTATTTACAAAAGCAAGGTAGTGAACTCGCTGGTAGAGCCTCAAGTGCTATTTCTGCTAGTATAGGTATATCTCAAGAGGATAAAGAGGCTATGGACGAGGCAGTAGGTATGCTTGCAGGAGCTGCTCCCATTGCTTTGGCGGTAGGTAAGAAGCTGGCCACTAGAGCAGGGGCTCGGCTTGGTTTAACTAAAGGTGCTGGTTCTGTTGCAAAACAAATATCAACTAAATTAGCTGGGAAAGGTGCTGAAACTGCTAAGGCTGTAGAGTCGGCTAAGGGGGAATCCTCTGAAGGGGTTGGTGAGGAATCAGCTAATGCTGGTCAACCAGAAGTAGGCTCTGAAATGACTAATATGGAAGGGAGTCAAAGTGTCAAGGCTACCGAATTCCCAGAAGAGGTATTAGACGATAAGCCATTTGGCTCCGCGCCTAGCGAAGGACCTGGCACTTCCACATCTGCTGGCGAGGGAGCACAGGGGTCTAATCCTGGCGAAGAAGCTGCCGAAGGTGGGGAAGATGCCGCCGAAGGTGGAGAAGTTGCGGGTGAGGGTGGGGAAGTAGCAGCAGGTGCGGGAGAAGCAGCAGCAGGTGCGGGAGAAGCAGCAGCTGTAGGTGTGGGCGAAACAGCAGCAGCTACAGGACTAGAAACCGCTGCTGCTTTTGTTCCTGTCGTAGGAGAAGTACTCGTGGCCGCAGCGGCTGTTACTGGAATTGTTGAGGGCATCAAGGATTTATTTGGTGGGGGTAGTCACGCTAGCGCTGTTAAAGCTGCTTTTACTGGTGATATTGCTTCATCGGGTGCTACGACTGCTTTTACTACGGGCTCTTATGCAGTCGCATCAGCAGATGGGGTAACGACACAAACTGGAGGCTCAAGTGCTTTTTAAAGAAAATATGATTTTTAAAGAAAAATTTAAATATCTTATTTTTTTATGTTTAACTATTATATAAATGTTTAACGCCACGAATCAAAACCAACAATTTGTGCCGAATAGAACGGTAACTGTAATGCCCGAAGCTATGGTTGACTACGGTCCTGAGGTAAATAACCAAGTAAAAATACACATTCCTTCTTATATAGGATTCCTTGACCCTAAAGCCACTAAACTAAATATGAGAATTTCCATGACTGGACGTGGTTCGCTACACCCCGATGGTGCAGCTGGTATGTGGTCTATATGTCGTGATTTACGTGTTTCCTCGGGTGATGGCCGCGCCCAGTTAGAAGATATACAAGACCTTAATGTTTTGACCGCTAATACCTGGTCTTTTGATGAAAATGATTCTCTTAATGCGAAACGCGAATTATTGGAAGGCTCATCTAAAAACGGCGATTTAGATGCCCAACTATATTGGACTAAAAAGGCTGACCCTTTTGCTGGCCCTGTTGCTACTCAAACTGAACCAATTCAAGTCCAATGTAGTGGTGTTATTCCGATGAGTGGTATAGTGGGCGCTCAGTCTGATAATGTTTTTCCATTAGCCGCAACAAGTGGACTAAGACTTCAATTAAATCTTGAAACCTTGGCTCGCTCCTGCACTCTAGCGACTAAAAATTGTGTATCTACTGCCCCTGCTAATGTGAGAGGAGGTGCTGTAGGTGCTCTTGGAACAGCCTCTATAAGTCCCTTTGCTTGTCTTTTATTCGGAACTAAAGCAGCTGCCGACGATGATCCTGCCACCGCCCTATTCTCAACTGTCACAGTTGCTCGTAAAGTAGATAGAGATTTAACGGCGGGGGTTGGTGGTGTATCAGCAGGTGTTGCGGACCATTCTACTGTAGATAATTCAAATGATTGTGGTTTTGAAATTGGTGATATACTCTATATTGCTGATGCCGCTGGTACTAATTGTATGTCTTTAGGAGTTATTACAGAACTTACGTCAGTTCCTGGTAATGATTCAGCCGCGCCACCCGTTCAGCAAGACAGACTTCAAATTAAATATGATATTAATAGGGCTAACGGAGCTACAATTGGTTCTGTAAATGCAGCTCATACCTATGTTGGTATCAACGCTACAACTAAGGCTGAAGGTGGCCCAGTGCTCTTTATTGACCCTACTGATAGACTTAAACTTATTCAACCCGCGCACCCTCCTGGCGCACAAGCACTTCAACCTAATACCTACGTAGTTCAAGATGTTTCAATGTCTGTTCTTCAGGTAGACCCGCCCACTGGCTATGTTGAGGCTATGATGGACCAGGTTAATGGACAGGGCTTAAATTTAGACTACTGCACGTCTAGACTTTATAGAGAGAATATTGCTACTCCGATTGGTCTTCAGTCAATTAATATTCCCGCTAATGCCGAAAGGGCCTATAGTTTGTTAAGTATTCCCCTAGACCAAGATGACACGACTTCTACTGTTGTATCTAGTCTTTTAGGCAGTTGGGACGGACAACAAAATTATCAGTGGGTTTTTGATGGTGCTATTGTTCCAGACCGTCCTGTAGACCTACGCAAATACGCATATAAAAAGAACGCAATTTTACATATCACGGAATTAGAAAAGGCTATTGAAAATGCCAAAATTCCTGTTAGAAACTTGTGGAATATACAAGAGCGTTTCATGATAGCGAGAGCTCTATCTAGGTATGGTCAAGTTCATAATCTTTCAGGAACTTCTACACAGTTACGTATTGATTGTGGTTCAACCGCTGGCTCTCCTACAATGGTTGAGACTTTTTGTGTTGCTTTAAATAGACTTGTTGTAACAAGTATGGGAATAGAGGTAATCCACTAGAGAGTCATTTTAATTAATAATTAAGAAATTTTTATTTATCTATTATATAATATAAATGTCTTCAATTGTAAGAACTGAAAAAGTATCTATAGAACCTATTAATGCCCCTTCGGGTGGCACTGGTTATTCTTTTAAAAAGGGTTACCCTATCTGCCAATTCCTTATCGCCCAATCTGATAACCTTCTCGTAGGTAAATCTGTTAGACTTTCTGGTAAGCTTAATATTTACCGTGATTCTGCTAGCCCGCCTAACCCAGTTAATAACAATGATGGTGTCGGTGGGGTGTCAACTAGTGCTAATGCCCAAAATGGTAGTATAGATTGCCGTGTTGGAGTTGCTTCATGTATAGAACAAGTTACTTTAACTACGCTAGATGGTAATCAAACGCTTGAAAATGTTAGACAATATCCTAGAATGATTGCTGGTATGCATGGGGCTGTAATGAGTCCTCATGATATGACTAATGGTGGTAGTATCGGCGAATTAACTAATGGACGTTCTGTTGTTAATGCCTGTTCTTTAAATACTTCGCGTGATTTCTGTATGCCTATTCGTGCAGGCTTGCTTTCAGGAACTGGTGTCATTCCTTTAGGAACTTCGGGTGTGCAGGGCATGATAGTCCAGTTACAGCTTGCCCCTGATGGAAATGTTATTGGACCTTGGCAAGATTTGAATAATGTTCCAGTAGCTGGAGGTGGTGGTAGATTTCCCACAGGAACTTCCTTAGAGGCCTATCGTCATCCTTATGAAACCGTGAACCGAGCTGGCACACTTGGTAACCAAGTTATATCTGGTTACCATTATGAGCTATCTGACCTTGTTTTATCTTATGATTTACTTGTACCAGATGATGCTTCAATAGCCTCAATGAACGCTGTATCAAGCGGCCAATTAAAATACAATGCCTATTCGTCCCTTTACAGTGTCATTAACAGTTCTGACCAAACCGTTGTATTAAATCTTGGCCAGAAACAAGTTCAAAGTGTAGTCCATAATCTTGTCCCTACTACTAAAATCAATAACTCGGCACAAATTTCCACTAGACCATATCGTTTAGAAACTGCCACTGGCGCCAAGGCTAATATAGATGAAATTGCTTTTTCAAAAGGTGGTATTCTGTATCCTTTAGAAGAACGTATAAATGTAGAGGGAAATGCTATACCTGGTGTTGTGAATACTAGTTTGTCTGCTGATATTATAGACCAATATCTTAACAGTGTTAAACCTCTTTATTCTATTGACTCAACTTTTATTAGTCTTCTTACTGAAGAAGCTAAACAAACTCGTATTCAGGGGGCATTACCTCGTACAGGATTAGCATCAAGAAGGTCTACTGGCGACAATGCTGAAAGTAATATTGTAGGAGGTGAAGACCGTTGGCCCACAACTGGTGCAGATGCTACGACTTCTTTTGGTATTGGTATAAGAGCAGATGCTTTCAGAGTGGGAGTTGATTATTCTAGAACCCCTTATTCAGTAAGAATTAAATCTGAATTACAAGGAGATAGTCCTAATAGTCTTTTTACCTACATATTAGCTACTAATACGCTGACTTATAGTCCCGAGGGAGTTAGAGTTTCATCTTAGAGTTAGCAAAGCATGCCTCTGGCTTATTTTTTATTTTAATATAATTCATAAAAAATTTTATATGTAGTATTATATATAAAAAATGAGTTTACCAGATATATTGAAAGTTGCTCCCCAGCAAACAATTGACACTATGGACGTCCACACTTCTATTCTTGAACCTTTAGTTTGTAATCAAAATAACGCTAGATTTCAACTTGAACGACGTGGAATTCTAGACATTAATTCCTGCATTCAGGTAGGCCGTATTAAAATACCTGGCACTGGATCAGCGGCCACTGAAGTCTGTAATTGTCCGATAAGAGCTGGCTGCCATGCTTGGATTAAATCTGCTTCTCTTCGCGTTGGTGCTCAAACCATTGCCACTACCGACGAATATGGTAAATATGCGACTATTAATCGTCAGTTCAAAAGTGTAGAAGAACGTTGCCGAAAAGATGGAGTACTTAAGGGAACTGTAGATGGTATGGAACCATCCTGGCTCGCCAATGGACAATTACAGCCCATGAATTTAGAGTGGGGTAATAATGACGCAGGTATGCCTAGATTTGAGGGAGATACTTCTCCCCAATTAGAGATTACAGCCGATGAAACCACTACTGCTATATTTAGCATTAAGTTATCAGAACTTTTTCCTATGATGAAAGGCGTCCAGTTACCGCTTTACCTAATGGCTGAAAATCTTGTTATTGATATTACTTGGCAAAACAGTGGACTTGGCTTCTCTTATTATAGTAGCTCCCAAGGGGCTGGTGCTAATAACTTTGCCGCGAGTTGTCCTATTGCTACTACTCAAGTTGCCTTCTTAGCCGATTATTTAAGTTACAACGACTCTAAGATGGGAGACATGGCCGCCCAAGCTATGTCTACTGAAGGATTATCCCTACCCTACAATGATATCATTTTAACTACCGCTGCTTTACCGAGATTGACGGCCGCGACGGGCGCTGGAGCACCAGCTCAGCGACAAACTGTTAATAGAGATATTGGTCTTGCCTCGAGGTCGGTTCAGAAAATACAATGGGCTGATGTTCCTAATGCTACAGCTGACTTTGGTGGAGATTGGTCTTTGGCTCATGGCCAGTATGTATCTCGTGCCTTCTGTGGTGGTTCTGAGTGGAACATGAAAATTAATGACCGTTTAGTTTTTAACCGCCCAGTAAGAAACGAAGCACAGCAGCAATACTACTTATCTCAAACTGCTGGTGGCGTTGACCTACAAGTAGCCTCCTGCGAATACTCGTTTGACCAGACTGTAGATTCGGTAGGAACTGTCATACGTCCTGCTTTTGGAGTAGATAATGCTGGTGATTCTTTAGCCACTGTTAATGGTGTGAATGTGAATGACCCGACTTTTACTGGACTTTGTCACTATCAGGGACTAGACTTAACTAACCCTATGAGTGGTGCGGGAGTAGCTGTTGGTGTGAAACCGATAATATTAGAGCGCACTTTATTCAGGGCTTCTACTGATTTCGCACAATCGGCCTTAACTACTTACATTTGGGCACAAGTTGGTAGAATGTTTGTCCTTAATAATGGAACAGTATCAGTTACTGAATAAACAGAGTATGTAAAAATTAAAATAAATCA